ACAGGTACATGATGTCTTCGGTATCCTGCTCGCCCAAGATCGCCTCGGTCAGATCCAGCACCGGGCGATTGGCGCCCTCCTCGTAGGCGTGGGCCTGATCGCGGAACGTCCAGTGATCGAGCAGATCCACCAGCACCGCGGTCATGTGGTGCACCTGCGCCGCCGCGTCTTCCTCGGTGGCGATGTCCTTGGTGTCTTTGACCTGGTTGGCGTGGTAGACCACCCGCTGGCTGGCCGCGAACGAGACGCGAGGGCGTATCCACGCCGCCTCGTCGGGATCCCAGTCCTCCGACTGGATCTTGATCGGCTCTTTACGCTGCCGCATAGACCCCTCTCTTAGGCGATGTTGACCACGGCCTGATTGACCCCGCCCAACGCCTTGGACACAAAGGTGAACTCTTCCAGACTGGTTTTCTTGAGCGCCCGCTGCGGCTTGTAGCTGTCGTATTTGGCCAGTTTGCAAGTCAGCGTCAGCGTGGGCGGGCTGACGGCGCAGAACGCCTTGCCGGTGATGCCCAGATCCGCCACCGCGTCGCATGCCGCGTAGAACAGCGCCAGGTCCGCCGAGCCCAGCATCTGCATGGTGAAGCTGCCGGTCACCACGATGTCGGTGGGCGTGTACACGGTCGGCAGGTTGTAGCCATCCGTGCGCGCCCCGTAGAACGGATCCAGGTTGTGATCCACCTTGATCATGAACTTCTGGCAGTTCGTGGAGGTGGCGGCGGCGGAGAAGAACGTCAGCAAATCGCGCCAGTAGAGGTAGTTGCCGATGCTGCCGAAACTGGGCCGGCTGGCGCCGTACCCGGCCCCCAGCACGGGCGCCGAAGTGGCCAGGAAATTGGCGTCCAGCTCGAACGGTTTGCCCTTCTCCCCGCTGATGGTGAAGTCATTGCACAACATGTTGGCGCACGTCCGCAGCGTGTTCGGCTCGTTGTAGAGGATCGTCGTGCTGGTGGGCGTGCCGATGGTGGCGCCGGCGCCGATGATCGGCAGCAGCGCGGTATCCGTGTCGCACAGGTTCTTGTGGATGTTCGCCTTGACGACCGAATCGCCGTCATAGAAGTCCACCGTGTTGTTCCGGCTGCCCGTGGCCTGCTCGTTGCGCTGGACGTTCCGCTGGAACTCCTCCATCGACACGCTCGGGTCGGTGTAGTAGTAGACACCGCCCACGCTGACGGCGAGCGCCCCGCCTTGCTGATTGACTGTGGTCATACCCTCACCCCCGTTGGGTCACTCGCGCCCCTCCAGGGCGTTACGTCTCGCATCAGCCGCGCGCTGCCCGTGCCCGCGCCCGGATCCCGATGAAGTGCGGCCAGCTCTCTACCGTCTCCGCCACCACGCGCAGATTGTTCGTACCCGCCAGGCGCCGGGCCATCTCGTCCGGCACGATCACGATCTGATCGTGCAGGAAGGTCACTCCCTCGATCGTGAGCGGGTCTGTGCCCGCGTAGTGCAACGCGTCCTGGCCGTCGCCGGGCGGGTTTTCCGGATCTGTGGATCCGGCTTGCTGCACCGAGGCTTCGGCAGCCGGGGCGATCGCGATTTCAGCGGACATGGCACGCTCCTTAGTTGGTGGGCTGACGCAGCTTGGCTTTGACGGTGAGTTGGCCGGACGAGAGCAGCGCGGCGGTGCCCGCTGCCATCTCGTACGGGCCTTTGAGGTTGGCGTCGCTGGTGATGGTTTCGCCCGCCACGATGACCTGTGCGTTGCCTGAGCCATCGGGGAGCTTGCTGGTCGTCTGCGAGGCCAGCGCCACCGCCAGCGCCTCCAGGAACACGTCGTGGGTGTCCATGGTGGCTTCCACCGTCTTGCCCGTCTGGCTGGCGAGCTGATCGTAGTACTCCCAGGCGTAGATGTTCGGATCGTTGTCGTCATTGCCGCGCACCGGCCCCGCGCCCGCTTCCCCGCTGTCCGTCTCCGTCCAGTGGGGCCGTGAAAGCACAATCTGTGGCCACACGTCGCACGGGCTGGGCAGGATGTACATGGAGACATTGGCCGCGCCCGCGCCCGATACCACGCTGGCCAGCACGCTCACGAACAGCGCCTTGACCGCGTTCTTCTCCGACAGCACGCTCACAACCCACCCCGATCCAGCGCGCTGACAATCCGCGCCCCCGTGCCCGCAAGCGAGCGATCCACCCCCGCCCTGGCCATCTCCAGCGCCGCATCCAGGACCACACTCGGGTTCATGTAGCGCGTGCCCAGCACCAGGAAGGGCACATAGACCACCGGATTGGAGAGCCGGCGCTCCAGGGCGGTCACCCGCTCCACGCGCCAGCCGGCCTGTGCCGCGCCCGTGCGCACCGGCGTACCGGCCTGCACGGTGATCTTGGCCTGGGCCATCGCCAGATCCAGCTCAGCGCCTAGCGCCGCGGTGATCGACCCGCCCATGCGCTTGTAGCGGCTGATCACCCCGTCCAGGCCGCTGGCCCGCACCTCGATCGATACGCCGCTCACCGGATCGCCCCCTGCACCTGGATCCGCCACACCCGCAGCTCGCCGTACTTGGGCGGCGGCTCGGCGCTGCGCACGGTGTAGGCCAGCACCTGGTATCCGGAATCGTCTTCCAGCGTCATGATGTCATTCACGTGCCAGCTGGTGGGCGCGACGTCCGTGCCCGGATCGGCCAGCAGGTCCGTGGTCACCTGCACCCCCTGCATGTCCAGATTCACCGGCTTGGCCGGCTTGATGTAGATGTCCACGTGCTGGGTATTAGCCACGGGCTGGCCGGAGCGTGCGACGCTGGCGACGGAGTTGCGCATCAGGAGTGCCATCAGCCCACGATGCTGGTCCAGGCCAGCGAGTCGAGGGCGGGGATGGTGCGCGAGGTACCCCCCACATTTGCTGTGGCGGTCACCTGGCCCACGTAGGGCACGGTATTGGCCGGCAGCTTGACGGTATCCGTCTCAATGAGCAGGAAGAGCACATTGGCGGTGTACGTGCCGTCGGACTGCAGCGTGCCGGGATCGACGATCAGCCCCGCCTTGGTCATCAGGGTCATGGCGTAGGCGTTGACGCCCACGCCGAGGCTGGCGGCGGTGATCGGGGCCGGGCAGTGGGCGATCGTCACCAGCAGCGGTGCGTAGGTATTGGGCACGATGGCCAGCGCCGCGCCCCGCACCGGGCTCACCGCGTCGCCCGAGAGGGCCTGCAGCGACGGGACGGCGCCCACCGCGGTATAGGTGAGCGGCGCGCCCATGGTCAGGCCGCCGGCGTCGGTGATCGTGATCGTGCCCACCCCTTCGGCCGTGGGCGTCAGGGCAAACGTGGCTGAGGGTGTACCGGTGGAGAGCGAGATGGGCGAGACGGGCGAGAACGTGCCGGTGATGCCGGTCAGGGTGAAGGTCACGGCGTCGCCCGCGTTCGTCCCGCCCGCCGGGGTCAGGGCGATGGTGAAGAGGGTGCTGGCCACGTTGACGCTGCCGGCGGCCGGGCCGGAGAGCGAGACGCCGGTAGCTGCTGACACGGCGATTTCCTCCTAGCTCGTGGCCGGCGGATCGGCCGGCGGCGTGTCTGCTTTCTTCCCCTTGGCCGGCGGATCGGACGCGGGATCGTCCCGGCTGTACTCGGGATAGGCCAGGTACGCCTCCACCGCGTCGTCCGGCACTTCCACCATCTGCTTGATGGTCGCGTTGTAGATCATCGTGCCCATACATTGCTCCTAGAATGTGGTGCGCGTGGCGTCGAATGCCCCGCTGCGCTGCCAGAGCCCTGCGGGCGTGTCCGAACGGGTCATCTGAAGCTGGCCCACACGGGCTTGCGCCAAATACTGCCCGATCACGTCCTGGATCGCCTGGTGGCGCTGGTGGTAGCTGATCGACTGGTCCGCGGTGCGGATGTCCGCCACCTGCAGCTTCATCTGCGAGAGCCACGCCTTCAGGATCGTGGCCGCCGCGTAGTAGCGATCGTAGGTTTTCCCGATGAGATACACCGGCGGGCGCTGGCCCGAGGCGTACACACTGGTGTCGAACGTCCAGTGACCCACCAGGTAGTCGGATGTGATCGGCGAGAGCACCGCAAAGCTGGGATAGCCCTGCAGCTTGGCGTCTGCCTCCCAGTCGCCGATGCCCACACCGCCGGACTCGGCATAGTAGTCGAGCCACACCACGCCGCCGCCGGGGTTGATCGTCTGCCTGCCCGCCAGCTCCAGGTAGTTCACATCCTGCCGGGTCTGATCCAACGCGTCCTGGTACGCCTGGTCCGGGAAGAGCGGCGTGGGGGTGGCGGGATCGTTGGTCAGCAGGCGCACTGCGGCGATCAGGTCCGCCATGGTGCTGCGTACGGCCATCGATCCCGCCCCTTCCCTAGACGTTCGGCAGCTTGAAGCACTTGACCGTGGCGGCCAGCGTGCCCGATGCCGGGGTGAGCGTCAGCGTGAGCTTGCCCGCCTTGGCGCCGTTGCGGATGAACCGGCTGCTTTCAAACGGCCCGTACCAGCCCACCGCGTTCTGCGCAAGGTTGGCACTCGCATAGGCGCCGATCTGCGAGCGGAACGCCGGCGGGTAATCGCCGGCGGTGATGCCGACGACGATGTTGATCGCCGTGGCCATCTGATTGGTGACCTGGAAAATCACCTTGTTCGTGTCGCCGGAGACGTCGTAGTCCAGGCTGGCCGGTGAGCCGTTGGAACCTGTGTCGAACACATCCCCGGTGGGATCGGCCTTGAAGCCGTTGGCGGTCAGGGTGGTGACCGTGCCGCTTGCAGGATTTGCCACTGTCTCTACTCCCTCGTGCTAGACGCTTTGCGAATGGTGCCCGCCCGCCGCGCTTAGGTCGGGTTGGCGTAGAGCAGCGCCAGCAGGTTGGGCTTGATCACCGCGCCACCGTAGACGTGCAGCCCCTTGAGCGCATCGGCGAACCGGAGCGGCGGACTGTAGGCTTCCGTCTTGACGATCTGGTCCGCGAAGCTCCACGCGCGCTTGACGCCGGCTACGATCTGGTAGCTGGTGCTGGAGCTGTTCGGCACGTTATTGCTCATGAACACCGCGAAGCCCGCCGCGTAGCCCACGAAGGTCTCGCCGGTGGGCATGTTGGACAGGCCCTCCATGTTCGCCTGGTTGCCGATGTCCAGCTTGCCGGTGCGCAGCAAGATGTCCGCCGCCGTGGTGGAGTGGACGAAGTTCGCGTCCTGCTGGATCCAGGCATAGAACCAGGGCGGCACGATCACCCAGCGATCCAGCGCCGGCGCGCTCGCCTCATTGAGCTTCTGCGCGAGTTGCACCAGGTAGGCATACGCCTTGCCGCTGGTGGCGAGATCCGTCTTGGGCGATCCCGAGCTGCCGATGGTGTTGGCGGTGGCCACCTGGCCGGAAATCATCCCGGCGATGAAGATGTCCGCAGCGTTGCCGAGCGCGTAGCCGGCCTCGCGCGTCGCCTCCTCCATCACCTTCGGCTTGGTCTGGGCCATGTCGATGTTGTCCACCTCGAAGTGGAAGTAGTCGGACTGGTTGATCGTCAGGACGGTCTGGGCGGAGTCAAGCGTGTCAGGCGCCACAATGTCCGTGTCGCGCGTGTACGTGCGCACGGTCACGGCGCCGATCGAATTGATCTTCACCGTGTCACCGAAGCCGTTGATCTCGCCCTCGTAATCGCGGTTGATGATGAACGGGTTGCCATACACCAGCGCCTTGTGAACGTTTTGGTTGATCAGCCCGCTCCAAACCGTTGGGATGAAGTTATGCAGGGACATGGTATCTCCTGTGGTTACTGTGTGCCGGCGAGCACTTTCGAGACTTCGGCCCAGCGCCTAGTCACCTCATTCGGGCTCATCCGCTTCACGTCCTCGATCGTCAGGCCGGGGTTGCCGTTGCGCCGGGCGGGGTTCGCGGGATTGGCCTGTGGGCCCGGTGGCTGTGCCTGCTGCCCTGCCAGCCAGGGCCGGGCCTTGATCAGGGCCTGCAGCGCCTTCTCCACACCCCTTGGCGAACCGTCTTCCGCGTACTCCAGCGTGTCCCAGTCAAGCAGCTTGGCCGCGGCGTCCGGGTCCACAATGCCGAGGCGGCTGGCCGCGATCTGCACCTCGTAGCGGTTGATGGCCTCGCGCCGTTCGAGCCGCTCGGCCTCCAGCTCGGCCTTGATCGTGTCCCGCTCGCGCTGAGCCTTTTCCAGGTCGGAGAGCTTCGCCGCGTCCGCCTCTTGCTGCTGCCGCTCCAGTGTGGTCAGGCGAGATCGCGTGCCCGCGTGCTCTCTCCTGGTGCGCTCAAGCGCGGCAAGGGCTTGCTCCAACGTCATCGCGGCTTCGCCGCCCGGCTCCTGGCCGGATGGCGGGGGCGCCTGGCCCGTGGGAACGCTGCCGCCTGGGTCAGTCGTTCCGCCCGCTGTTGGTTCTGCTGACATACTACACGTCTCCTGTGGATCCTGTCTACTGCCAACTCTTGGGAAGTGTGTATCCTTTGCGTCGCGCGATAGCAATAGCCCGCGCCTTGATCGCCGGCTGCTTGCTGGCAGGTGCGCGGCCAATCAATGTCGCCGCGGCGTCAAGCCGCGCCTGGCTGGTGATCGGGTACTTGCGCTGCTCAGGCCACGCAAAGTCACTGAGCGGTATGGCCTTGCGCTGGGCGGCGCTAACACTCATCTCCTATCCCTCCGGCTTCATCCCAGCCACTGTGCGGGCATTGAGTGTGGGCACCTTCGGCAGCATATCCTGCGCGCCGGACTGCGCCTGCCCAGGTACGGGCACCGCCGCCGCGCCGGGCTGCGCGGGCATGGCACCCGAGGCCGCCATCGCCGCCTGTGCATCGGCCACGGTCGCCGCCTTCTCATTGGCCATGCGCTCCTGCTCGGTGTCCCAGTCACGGTCCAGCGATTCGGCGATGGTTTGCTTGCTCACCACCGCCATCTGGTCCTCAAGCAGCAGGGCCTGGCGCTGCTGGAGCGGATCCACCGGGAGCATCTCCGGCCAGTTGATGTCGATCTCCGCATCGTCGCCCAGCCCCGCCAGATCCAGCAGCCGCCGGCTCAGTTCGCACAGCATCTCGCCATAGAACTCGCGCTTGGTGCTGGTTTTCTCCAGCAGCGGCTGATACAGGACTTGCAGGGCCACGCCGCTGAGCTGGCCCAGATTGGTCAGCGTGCCCGTGGAGATGGCCGGCACGCGCGCCACCTCGTGGATCGCCTCGCACAAGTCGTCATACTGCTGACAAGCAGCCTTGAGATCCGACTGCATCTCCAGATTCCACAGCTTGGCATCCGGGTTGGGCAGCACGACCACGCCGTCGACGTCGCGCGATATCTCGCCCTTGGGGCCCACACCGGTGGCGACACTCTGCGGCGATGCGTGGTAGCGGATGATGCGCTGCGTGTTGCTAATCGTGAACCCGGCCTGTGCATTCAGGCCCAGCACGTCATCCTCGATATCGGAGATACCCCACCACTCATTCGGCGATGGAAGGTTCTGACAAGCACTGATCGGCGGGTACGGGTGCGGCCAGGCCGTGGTACCTACCGTCTGCCAGGTGGCGGCGTCCATCCGACTCACTTCGTCGACGATCACCCAGCCGTCCTCATTGACCCGCTTGGTCGTCTGCCGGTAGCGCATCTCGCGTTCGACCTCGCGCCCCGAGGCGTCCACGTCGATCGTGCTGGCGGTCCAGGTCTGGATGTAACGCTGCACCTCATCCACGTCGGATGGGTCGGTAATCACGTCGAACGTCGCCGGATCCAGCACTTTCAGCGTGGGGAACGCCTGCCCCGGATCGGCGGGGATGATCTTGAGAAACGCCTGGCCGCAGATGGCGCCGTTCATCGCCAGCTTGTGCAGCAGCGTGGTCTGCTTGTTGTACAGCCAGCACTTGTCCAGATAGACCTGGCGCGGGTCCGTGGGCTGCTTGGCACCGGGAGACTCGCCCGCATCGGCTTCGTCCTCTTCCGTGGTCAGTACGAACTGGATCGGCTTGCCGAAGAGAAACGACACGCCCTTGTCGACCACCACACGGACCTTGTTGACCCGCACGTTGTCGTCGGCCTGGCCCGCCTTGACCTTGAGCTGGGCCGGGGCGCCGCGCCGATACGCATCGTAGGCGCGCTCCATCGCCCGCACCCGCTGATTCGGGTCCGGCTCGGGAATGGGCTTGAACGGATTGAGCCACGCGCCGATGCTCACGGCACACAGTATGCGCCACCCCGAAAACTATCCCACTTTATGGCGTTGTGGCTAGTACAGGCCAGGTGCTACCACTCGGGCGCGCTCGCCTTCAGCATCGCCGAGGATGGCGAGCCCCAAAGCGCACACCAGGTCGTCATGCTCGCCCGTCTTGAAGGCGCCGTAGGTGTCGTGCCCGGTGATGCTGGTGCGCACCTCGAACCCGGTCAGCTCCGCCAACAGATCGGTGATCATCGCGCCCTTGGGTAGGTGCAGCAGGCGCTTCTGCAGCGTGGTCTGCAGGCGCACCACCATGTACGCCTTGCCCATCGAACACTGGAGCCGGTGCAGCGGCGCCGAGTCGCACCAGGCCGTGCCGGTAAAGTTGACGCCGGTGAGGTGCACACCGGCGTCCAGATACTCGCGCATCATGTCCACAACCGGCCTGCCGACGCCGGTCTGGTCGACCAGCACATGGAGCTGCGCGGCCGGGTTCGCCGTGCGGATCCGCTGGCAGAGCGCGTTCACGCCGCGGGCGATCACCGGGTAGCTGGTGCCCAGCTTCTGTCGCTGGATAGCCCGCACTCGGTAGAGCGTGTCGGGCTGGCCCTCGCGCCAGGATTTGTCAGGATCGGGGTTGCCGCCGGACTCCCACCAACTGCCGTCAGGCGCCACCTGCACCGGCGCGTACTCGCAGACGACGATCGCGGTGGGATCCGCCGTCTTGCCCAGATCCACGCCTACGGTGATGATCATGGCGTAGGATTCTCGATCGGGGTCGTGGCCCTTATGCATTCCCTCGGGATGCACAACAGGCCGCGATAGTCGCCGTCGCCCATATCGTCCCGCGCCAGTGTGATGTACTCATCTTGGTGCTCTACCAAGAATCCGATTG